CATCGACAGGTGACACTTTCAAAGTTGCGCTCTATACGTCAGCATCTACTATCGGCGCGGCGACAACAGTTTACACAGCAACAAACGAAGCGGTCGGAACCGGATACACAGCCGGTGGAGCAACCCTTGCCTCCGTCACCCCGACGCTAAACGGGATCACTGCGATTGTTGATTTTGCTGATGTGACGATCAGCACGGTGACGTTAACGTACCGTAAAGCATTGATTTACAACTCCACCAAGGCAAACCGCGCTGTAGCGGTTTTTGATTTTGGGTCGGACCGTGTGATTAGCGGCGGTAACCTGATTATCCAAATGCCTGTGCCTGACCCTTCGTCAGCAATTCTGAGAGCAAGCTAAGATGCCTTTAACTTATTCAAACAATCTTCGTCTTACGCTCATTGGTAACGGCGAGCAGTCTGGCACTTGGGGTGACCTGACCAATACGAATCTTGGTACGCTGATCGAGCAGGCAATTTCTGGGTACTCGACTGTTAGCATGCTGGATGCTACCTACACCCTTACGACTTTGAGTGGTGCAACTGATGAAGCTCGGTCAATGGGGCTTAACATCACTTCTTCAGTCACGCTGACTGCCACACGAAACGTCATTGTCCCTACTACGGGGTCGCCTCCAACTTCAGCCCCGTACACAAAACTCTATGTGGTGCGTAACGCCACAACCGGCGGGCAAAGTATCGTCATCAAGACCTCGGCTGGTACTGGCATCACTATCGCTAACGGCGCTACAGCTATTGTTCTGTGCAACGGAACGGATGTAATTGATCCTTTTAGTAGCAAACAAGCCGCGCTTGGCTACACCCCGGTAAACAAAGCCGGGGACACGATGACCGGGCAGCTAAACCTCACTGCCACTAACAATACGCCTTACGACACAGCCGGTCCGACTATAGCGATTAGAAACGCCTCGACTACTAACAATACTTACGCAGCGGTTGCTCTTAACAATGCGGCATCCAACTCCAGTGCCTTGTTGTTTACAGAGTATGTCGGCACAAACGCCAGTCGGTTTTCTATTGCTACTAACCCCGGAACAACGTCTACATCTTTAGCGTCTAGGTTTACCGTTAACTCCGACGGGTCGTTTACGTTTCTTAATAACTCTGCGCAAGTAATCGCCGCGCTAGATGCGTCTGGGAATCTGTCGGTCAAAGGTAACGTAACCGCCTACGCCTCGCTCTAATTATGACGCTTCCGGTCTTTCCAAACCCGATCTCGCTTAATCAGGTTAACGTTGAGCTTAGCCTCGCCGGAACTACGCTTATTAGTTTGAACCAAGCAAACGTTCGTACTTTAGCGGGTGTGCCAACCCCGTTATCGACTATCTCGATGAACAACCTGCACGGCAAATCAGCCCGAGCGCAGATTGTCGTCAATCTAGCTTCAAGCACCGCTAACCTCGATTACATTGTAAATTCCATACTTGGCTACTCCTTTGGCAACACCGACTTTATTCTAAATATCAATGCCGGTGTTTATGCTTACGCTACCGGCGTCGGGTTCCCTGCTGTATATATTCGCGGTACTGCGTCAGGTGATACGGTAACTATTAACAACTCTGGGTATATCATCGGCGCTGGCGGACGGGGTGGTGATGCTGGCACTACTGGCGAAGCTGGGCAGGTAGGGGTGCTGTTTTTACTTTCTGCCGGTGTCACAACTACTATTAACAATGCGGCTGGCGCTTATATTGCCGGTGGTGGCGGTGGCGGTGCTGGTGGCAATGTGGGTGACGGTGCTGGCGGCGGTGGTGCTGGTGGCGGGGCTGGCGGTGACATAGGTGGTAATGCTGGCGGTTCTGGCGGTGTCATTGGGGCTAACGGATCTAACGGGGCGTTTAGCGGTAGTGGCCGCGCTGGTGGCGGCGGTGGTCGAGTTTTGCCCGGCGTAAGAACGACTCCTGCTACTGCACAGGGCGTTGGCGGGTCGGCGGGCGGATCTGGCGGGGGCACTTCTGTAGGAAACGCGGGTGGGTACGGCGGCGGTCCCGGAGAAGCCGGGCAGTCTGTTAACACCGGCGGATTCTTTGGTGATCTTGGCGGTGGTGGCGGTGGTGGCTGGGGTTCCGCCGGAGGCAACGTCAATACATCACTCGGCGTTTTGATACGATCTGGTGGGGCTGCGGGCGCTGCTATAAATAGGCAGGGTGCTGCTGTTACTGTAAACAATTCAGGCACCCTATACGGAGCAGTGGTGTAAATGAACGAAGCCAAAATCTCCGTCGCTAAAGGCCCAGTTGAGTGGTTTCTCAAAACTACAGGGTACAAAGGCATCGCGCTGCCGCCGTTTGGGATCTTCATTACCGAAGACCGTATTGATAGCGAGCGGCTGCGTAAGCATGAACTTGCACACTGGAAGCAAGCGCAAGAGCTTGGGGTGCTGAAGTTTTACACTAAGTATCTTTGGTACAACCTGCGCTATGGGTACCGTGAAAACCCTATGGAAGTAGAAGCGCGGCAAGCGGAATACAAAGCCTAAATGCAAATCTCTGCCCGAGGTCTGAAACTCATCGCAGACTTCGAAGGTCTGCGGCTTAACGCTTATCCTGATCCGGGCACTGGTAACGAGCCTTGGACGATTGGGTACGGGACGACCGTATATCCAAACGGAAATAAAGTAAAAACCGGGGATGTGATCTCCCCAGAGCAGGCGCTTGATTACCTGCGGCACGATTCAAAGAAGTTCTCAGACGCTGTTAACCGGGCGGTTCGTGTGCCGCTCAACCAAAATCAGTTCGACGCGCTGGTATCTTTTACCTATAATCTCGGTGAAGGAGCCTTTAATCGCAGTACCCTTCTTACTAAGATTAACTCACACAATTACCGCGATGCAGCGGATGAGTTTGGTAAGTGGATTTATGCTGGTGGCCGGATACTTGCTGGGCTGGTTCGTCGGCGCAATGCTGAACGCGATCTGTTTCTTGCCCCGGTTGGTGAAGAAAGTAAACCCAAGCCAGCCCCAGTAATTCCTGACCCCGCCCCCGTCGTCGCTGACCCCGTTCAGCCTGAAAAACCGAGGAAGAGATTTATGGCTCCAGTCCTTGCCGCTCTCCTGCCCAGTCTGGTGTCGCTTATCCCCGAGTTGGCTAAACTCTTTGGTGGTGGCCCGAAGACCCAGCAGAACATTGCTTTGGCCGAGAAGGTTGCAAACATTGTAGTCGGCGCTACGAACGCCCCTAATCTTCAAGGCGCTGTAGAGTTGATGCAGACAAACCCGCAGTTGCTGGCTGCGGCAAAACAAGCGGTCAAGGAAGTTTGGTTTGAGCTTGCCGAAGCTGGTGGCGGCGGCATCGAAGGCGCTCGGTCTTATAATCTGAAGTTTGCCGAGTCAGGGTTCCCGTTTTGGAAGATGCCCGCGTTTTGGATTACGATCCTGCTTTTCCCCCTGCTCTATGGCACGGTCTACCTTGTGCTGACTGGCGCGGCTGATGCGTTCTCGGGTGAGCTTCGTGCTGCGATTGCTTCATCAGTAGTGACGGGTGTACTGGGCGGGGCGATTGGCTTTTGGCTCGGATCGTCCTTTACGACTTCTAAATCCCGTGGGCTTGGTGCAGAACCAACGCAGTAAATATGGCACTCAAGAAACTTGTTTTTGAACCGGGGGTTAACCGGGAGTCCACTACCTACGCGGCAGAAGGGACTTGGTATTCCTGCGACAAAATCCGGTTTCGTTCTAAAAAGCCCGAAAAGATCGGTGGCTGGATTCCGTTGTCAGGGGGCAATACGTTCCTTGGCACTGCGCGTTCCATGTGGGCGTGGACGACTAACGCGGGGTTTAACAACGTCGGTATAGGCACGAATCTCAAGTATTACGTTGAGAACGCCGGTAATTACTACGACATCACCCCGATTCGATCCACCGCTACGCTAGGTTCCAACCCTTTCACAACCAACGGTACTACTACCGTCACTGTTACGCACACTGCTCATGGCGCTATTACGGGTGATTTCGTTACTTTTGCCGGTGCTGTTGGTTTTAATGGCCTTACTGCTGGTGATCTAAACAAAGAGTTTCAGGTTACATATCTCACTGCTAATACTTATACAATCGTTGTATCTACTACCCCATCGGGTTCTGGTGCTGGTGGCGGTGCATCAGTTTCTGCGGCATATCAGGTCAATACAGGTTTGGCGGTAGCTACTCAATTCTTTGGGTGGGGTGCTGGTGGTTGGGGCGCATCAGGCTGGGGCGCGGCTGCTACGACTGGTGTATCTACCCCCCTACGGCTTTGGAACGCGCATAACTACGGACAAAACTTTGTCTACGGCCCACGTGGTGGGGCTTTATATTACTGGGATGCGAGTACGCTACCTGCCAGCTTCTCTAACCGTGGGGTTCTAGTATCGAGTCTTGCTGGGGCGTCAGACGTTCCGTTGTTTCAAAACGAACTGTTGGTTTCGGATACGTCGCGGTTTGTTATTTGTTTTGGCACGAATGATATTGGCTCTGCAACGCTTGACCCGCTGCTAATTCGCTGGTCAGACCAAGAAGATATTACGGATTGGACCCCTGCTATTACTAATCAAGCGGGTGGTATTAGGCTTTCTTCTGGTTCTAAGATTGTTGCGGCTGTTTCCACTAAGCAAGAAATCGTTGTCTTTACAGACACAGCCGTATACTCGATGCAGTATGTTGGCCCACCGTATGTGTTTAACTTAAGCCAGATCGCCGATAACACATCTATCATGTCCCCCCATAGTTTCGCAGTAGCGAATAACATCGTCTACTGGATGGGGCAAGACAAGTTCTATATGTACTCGGGCCGGGTTGAAACACTGCCTTGCTCGCTGCGGCAATATGTTTTTTCTGACATCGGTATCGACCAGCGTGACCAAGTTATATGCGGCACAAACGAAGGCTTTACCGAAATCTGGTGGTTCTACTGCTCAAATAACACCTTGGCTTCACCCGACCGCTATGTTGTCTTTAACCACCTTGACCGTGCTTGGTATTACGGCACGATGCAGCGTACTGCTTGGTTAGATAGCGGGCTTAAGGCAACGCCTATGGCTATTCAGAGCAACCGTATTTTGTTCCATGAAGTCGGCAACGACGACGATACGGGAAGCGGCCCTGCTACTGCTATTAACTCGTATATTGAGTCCGCTGACTTTGATATTGATGACGGCGATAAGATAGCTTTTTGCTGGCGGATGATCCCTGACTTGACGTTCAACGGTTCGATTGCTACAGATCCGTCTGTAACTGTAGTAGTTAAGCCAAGGGATTTTTCAGGCGTTAACTACAAACCTGAATCCCCCGAAGGTGTTGTCCGCGCCGCTACCGTTCCAGTTGAGCAGTATAC